CGTAAGAACAAGGCTATTGCTGAGGCAGAATTACTAGAGTTAAATTTAGAAAAAGAAAAAGGTAATGTTCTTGATCGTGATTTAGTTGATAAACAATGGGCTAACTTAGTGTTGTCTTGCAAGAATAGATTAGAGGCTATTCCAAATAAACTAGCACCAATTCTAGCAGTTGAGAGTGGAATAGACGTTTGTAAAAACATCTTAAACTTACAGATAGCAGAGGCATTAAACGAACTAGCAAAAGGCGAGGACATTGAACTTACAGACACAAAAGATACACAACACGGTTCTAAAGGCGTTGAGCCTATTCCAACCGAAAGAACCGCTAACAATAAGCGAATGGTCGGAAAAGTACCGTTACCTAAGTCCTGAGAGTAGTAGCGAGGCAGGAAAGTATTTAATTAACCGAGCCTATTATCAAGACGGTATGATGAAAGCCGTTAGCGACCCGAATATAAGACGAGTTGTTTTTATGACAAGTTCGCAAGTTGGTAAAACAACCTTATTAGAAAATATAATAGGTTATTTTATTCACTACGAACCAAGTCCAATATTAATGGTTCAACCAACTCTTAGTATGGCTCAATCTTTTAGTAAAGATAGATTAAGTTCTATGATACGAGATTGTCCTGTATTAGCAAATAAAGTTAAACCACCAAGAGAACGAGATAGTGGTAATACAGTTTTGCATAAAGTTTTTACAGGTGGACATATAAGTTTAGTTGGTTCTAACTCAACAAGTTCGTTGGCCTCACGACCAATTAGAGTTTTACTCTTAGACGAAGTTGATAGATTTGAGGTCAGTAATACTGAGGGGGACGTAGTATCTTTGGCAACAAAGAGAACAACTACTTTTTGGAACAACAAAATTATAATGTGTTCTACACCAACCATTAAAGGTTTAAGTAGAGTTGAACAAGAATACAATCTATCAGATCAACGTAAGTTTTATGTACCTTGTCCTGATTGTGAAGAACCACAAACTTTAGAGTTTAAACAAGTTAAATTTGATAAAGAGAAATTACACGAAACGCATTATGCGTGTAGGTTTTGTAATTCTAAATGGAATGATAGCAAACGTTGGAAAGCTATAAGACAGGGCGAATGGAAAGCAACCGCCGAACATACAGGTATTGCAGGTTTTCATTTAAACGAGTTCTATTCTAGTTGGTCAAGATTAGAGGACATAGTAAGAAATTTTTTAGAGGCTAAAAAACTTCCTGAAACTTTAAAGGTGTTTACAAATACAACACTCGGCGAAAGTTGGGAAGATAAAGGAACAGGTTTAGATATTAGTCTTAACGAACGTACCGAAGATTATAACCCTGAACAAATGCCCGACGGTGTTTTATTATTAACCGCAGGTGTTGACGTTCAAGCAAATAGATTAGAATGTACTGTAATTGGTATAGGTCTTAATGAGGAAATTTGGGTTATAGATCATATTGTATTATATGGCGACCCGTCGGTTACTTCTATTTGGTTAAAGTTAGACGCAGAATTAAAAAGAACTTATACAAGACAAGACGGAAAGAAATTTTTAATTTCTTCCGCTTGTATTGATAGTGGTTACTATACAAATAACGTTTACGCTTTTTGTAAAGGTAAAGTTAATCGAAGAATTTATGCAGTTAAAGGTGTAAGTGGTAACAAGCCAATATTTCCTAGACGAGCAAGTACAAATAATATTATGAAAACGCCATTGTTTACAGTTGGTGTAGATAGTTCAAAAGATATTATTTTACAAAGAATGAAGATTGAAAAAGTTGGTAATGGTTATGTTCACTTTCCAAAACATTTAGATACAGAATATTTTTTACAACTACAATCAGAACGAATAAAGACAAAATATATAAAAGGTGTTGCAACTAGAGAATGGGTGCAAATAAGAAAAAGAAACGAGGCGTGGGATTGTTTTAATTATGCTTATATATCTTTTATATCTTTAAACGCTAACTTAGACAAAATCAAAGAAAGCTTACAAACCAAACCAAAAGAACAACCACAACGAACAAAAATTAAAAAAAATTTTATAACTAATTGGCGAGATTAACTAAATGACAAATGTATTAACAAACGTACAAGAGAAAATTCCATATACTATTTTTTCAGGCGATACGGCTAAATGGAAAATTACAGATTTAAACACAGATTATTCAAATTCAACACACACTCTAACTTACTATTTTAGATTAGAGAGTACAGGCGCGGGATTTACAGTCGACGCGTCCGCCGACAACGACGATTATTTAATTACTTTAAGCGCGTCAACAACTGCGGGTAAGACAGCAGGGATATATCATTATATCGCTTATGTTACTCGTACGAGTGATAGTGCTAGAGTTACCGTTGATCGAGGTCAGATTGAGATTAAACCCAATTTGGCAAGTAGTAGCGCAGACCCGCGTTCACACGCAAAGATAATGATAGATAAAATTGAAAGTCTATTAGAGGGTAAAGCAGATAAAGATGTTTCAAGTTATTCAATCGCAGGACGTTCATTAAACAAAATGAGTGTTCAAGAATTATTAGATTGGCGAACTCATTATAAAGCAGAATACAATAGAGAACTTGCTAAGATGAGAAACGAAAACGGCGACGGTTCAGGAAACACCATTAAAATATCTTTCGGGAATACGGCAACACTTGGTTACTACGATCATCACAGAAATAGAAAATATAAAATCGGTAACTAAGGATAATTAAAAATGGCAGAATGGTACAAATTTTGGAATAGAAATAAAAAGACTTTTAAACGAAAAGGTTTTGACGGTGCAGGTAGCAACCGTTTAATGAATGACTTTGTTGGTGGAACAAGATCAATAGACGACATTTTAAAAAACGATATTAGAAAATTAAGAGATAGATGTAGAGATTTAAGTCGTAACAATGAGTTTGTTAGACGTTACATAAATCTAATGAAAACTAATGTTATTGGTTCACACGGAATTAAACTACAAGTTAGATCAAAAGACAAAGATCAAAATTTAGATTATGTGGCTAACAATATTATTGAGAGCCGTTGGAAAAGGTGGATATTAAAAGATAACTGCGACCTCTCAGGTAGATATGGTTGGTTAGATATGCAAAATCTATTAGTACAAACGTTATTTACAGACGGCGAGGTATTAGTGCAGTTTGTTGAAAACGCAGATAATGATTTTAGATTTGCAATTAACTTTTTAGATTGTGATTTAATTGACGAGAATAGAAACGGACATAACGGCGATAACGAGATTAGAATGGGAGTTGAGTTCAGTAATAGAACGAAACGACCAATAGCTTATTATTTATTTGATAAGAACCCATACGAATATTTTATGCACGGTTCGTCAAATAAAAGTAAAAGAGTTAGTGCTGAAAATTTATTACATATTTATATGCCTGAACGTGCAAATCAATCGCGTGGGTATAGTCCAATTGCAAGTGTTCTCAAAGAATTAAAGATGTTACACGCTTACGCTGAGGCAGAACTTGTCGCTAGTAGAGTTAATGCTAGTGCTATGGGATTTATAACAAGTCCAAGTGGCGATCAGTTTACAGGCGAAGATACATCTAGCGACGGATTTAGTCCAATGATGAATGTAGAGGCAGGAACAATACAACAGTTGCCAAGTGGTAGTGATTTTAAAAAGTTTGATACATCACACCCAACAACTGCTTTCGACCCTTTTATTAAAAGTATTTTAAGACAAATATCAGCAGGTCTAAACATAAGTTACAATGATTTAAGTAATGATTATAGTTCTGTTAATTACTCATCAATTAGACAAGCAAGTTTAAATGATAGAGATTATTATAAAACAGTTCAACAATTTGTAATTAATCATTTTTGCAAACCTGTATATGAACGTTGGTTAAAAATGTATTTAACTTTAGGCGACGAACAATTATCGCCTTTACCAATGTCAAAATATAATAAGTTTAACGATACAGTATTTATACCTCGTGCTTTTGATTGGATTGACCCGTTAAAAGAAATGAACGCAAATGTAGTAGGTCTTAAAGCAGGTGTTGTAAGCTTACAAGATGTTGTTAGCAAAACGGGACGTGATGTTGAGGAACATTTTGAACAATTAGACAAAGAGAAAAAACTAGCAAGTGATTTTAATATAAATTTTGCCTACGAACCTTTTGGGGATAAAGGCGCAGTAGTACAACAAGAGAGTGAAGAAGATGAAAAAACTAAAAAAAATAATAACGAAAATAATTAAAATAATATGGACTATCGTTTGTTACCCTTTCAAAATGTTTATGAAATGGTTGTCTAGCGATCTGCCAAAAGGTAAATAATAATGGAAAAAAAACATATACAAAAAATAGAGGAAACAGACGAAGCTATTACTGTAACTTTTGGTAAAGCTGATATGAAGTCTGCAAAATCTGAGGACAAAACTGAGGTTCAAGAAGAACCAAAAGAACAAACACACGAAGAACCACCAAAAGAAGAACCTAAGGAAGAACAAAAACCTGAGGAAAAAACTTTTGAGAATGAAGTAGTTAATAAAGAATTAAAATCTAAAAAATTTTATCGTACTGCAACTATTGAAAAGAAATATTTTGAAGATGACGAAGATGACAGGTCAATTGAATTATCTTTTAGTTCAGAAACACCTTACGAAAGATCGTTTGGTATGGAAATTATAGATCACGATAAAATGGATTTATCTTTTTTGGGTAGTGGTAATGCACCGTTTTTAGCAGACCACGACGCAACAAAGGTTATAGGAATTGTTGAGAAAGTTAATATTGCCAATGCTCGTGGTAGAGCTAAGGTTCGTTTTGGTAAAAACGATTTAGCAAACTCTATCTTTCAAGACATTAAAGACGGCATAAGACCAAACATATCGTTTGGTTATGAAGTCTTATCTATGGAAAAAGTTAAAACAAAAGGCGAGGACGAGGAAAAGCCAAGCTATAAAGTTTCGACGTTACCCTTAGAGATTTCTTCGGTCGGAATACCCGCAGATCAAAGCGTGGGTGTTAATAGATCAAAAGAAATTAAAAACGACAACGACAATATAAACAAACAATCAAATATAAAGGTTATAAATACAATGGAAAAAGAAAACAATGTAGTTACACCTAAAGTTGATACTGAAAAGACTAAAGAACTTGCTAGAAAAAGCGAAGTTGATAGAGTTAGAGAAATCTACGCGGTAGCTGAAAAGCACAACCAAAAAGATTTAGCTGAAAAATCTATTAAAGACGGTCTATCAGTAGCACAATTTAAAGGTGTTATCTTAGAAAAAATTGGAAACCAACCGTTACAAACTAGAAACGATGAAGTTGGTCTATCTAAAAAAGAAGCGAGAAATTACTCACTAGCAAAAGGTGTTAAAGCTATGGTTAGTGGTAATTGGGACGGTGCTGAACTTGAAAAAGAAGCTTCAGACGAAATCGCTAAAAGAAATGGTAAAAACGCAAGAGGAATATTCGT